CAAGTGGCAGCGTTGGTTCCAGGAGATGGGAATCCTACACGGTAAGTTCAAGTGTGACGTCTGCGACGAGGTTACCTGGGGCACTTCTCCAGAACTATGTGGTGCTTGTCGCGCACCTAGCAGCAAGCTTGTCTATGACGAAGTGACGCTGTTCGATGATGAGCTACGCATCAAGGGCCACACCGATGGTTGGATAAAGGACGCTAAAGGCGACGCTCTAATCGAGATTAAGTCCATTGGTCCAGGAACCATTCGTGCAGAAGCTCCACAGCTATTTGACACCAGCAATGACCTATTCAGCGCATGGAACAACATCCGCCGTCCATTCGGAACCCACATTCTACAGGGGCAGATGTACCTAGAACTAATGCGTCGTATGGGACATGAGGTAAACGAAATTGTCTTTATCTATGAACTAAAAGCTGACCAGTCTCAGAAAGAGTTTGTAATAAAGGCTGACCCAACTCTCGTTGAGCACATCTTTGCTAAGGCAAAGGACGTGGTTGACGCAGTAAAGGCAGGAATAGCTCCTGACTGTAACAATAACCCTGGTGGCACCTGTAAGCAGTGCTCACCTTATAAGGAGGATAACTAATATGGCAAATGCAAGAAACACTGACATCGAAACTTCACAAGAAGCCGCTGCATCAGTAACTAACATCACACCAACTCGTGAGTACATCCTAAAGGCGCTACGTAAGCCTCGTACTGACTCTGAGATGATTGAGTTCTACCGTGGTCTCAAGAAGGCTCCACTAGCCTCTGAGTCTGGTCTACGCTCACGTCGCGCAGAGCTAGTAGAGATGGGCTTAGTACGCGACTCAGGAAAGCGTGTACGTCTAGAGTCTGGCCGTTACTCAGTCGTATGGGAAGTTGTAAAGGACTAATGAGCGCATTAGAGAAGTTCGCTGACTGGGGACTTACGTTCTACAAGCCAGAGACAGAGCAGGTCGTACTTCCTAACGACATCACCGATGTAGGCTCGGAAGAGCTAGGAACTTTGTACACCAGACTGACTTCTTGGTCTGATTACATCGCCTCACAACTCACCATGGCTCAGCTAGAGGAGCGTGCAGCTCTAAAGGCTAAGGAGTTCAAGGAGAACACGATGCTGGTACGCCGTATGGGCTCATCAGCAAAAGGTGAACGAGTAACCACCGTCAAGGCTGAGATTGCTGTAGACCCAGACGTCGTAGCTCTTGACAACGATTATGAAGAGAAGTACGCTTATCGTAAGCTAGTTGAAATGCTCCTTACGAACCACGAGCGTGACCTACAACTAGTAAGCCGAGAGATTACTCGGCGTTCAAATGAATCACGAAAGGCATATTTATAATGGCTAAAATGGCAGACCTAGACGCAGCTCTAAGTGACCCAGCAACCTACGCTCTAAAGGGAGCAGAGTTCGCTGCATTACCAGAAATCCTCAAGGACGAGATTCGTAAGAACAACCCAAGCGGGGAGTTCAACGAAGCTGTGCAGCAGAAGTTCCAGCACGCTAAGGCAGTCCTACTGCAGAAGCACAAGGACTACGGACCAAAGAACATCTCACAGAGCCCTGGTGGACCACTAAACGGTTTACGTGTACGTATGTGGGACAAGTTCGCTCGTATCAACAATCTAATTGACTCAGGTGCAACCCCTCAGAATGAGAGCCTAAAAGACTCGTTCCTAGACATGGCTAACTACGCAATCATTGCGATGCTTGTTCTAGACGACGAGTGGCCTAATGAGTAGTGAAGTAAGCCTATCCGATGCCCTCTTCCTGGCTCATATGAATGGAGTCATGGAGGAGCGGCAGCGGGTTATTGACGTATTAGAGAACTCAGACAGCGTATGTGCCGATTGGGCCATTGCACAAGTAAAGAAAGAACAAGAGTAATGCCAAAGATTCCAGTAACCGTTTACACCAATCCAAACTGTGTCCAGTGCGACATGACTAAAAAACAATTTGATAAGTTTGGAATCGAGTACTCAGTCGTAGACCTAGCCTCAGTTCCTGCAAAGTTAGCAGAGTTCAAGGAAAAAGGATATCTAGCTGCCCCTATTGTTACCACTGATATCAAGGCCTGGTCTGGGTTTAAGCCTGAGAAAATTAACGGGCTAGTTAACTACATCCGCTCTATGGAGCGTGGCGACTAATGAAGAGGTGGACTTATAGCCTAACCCCACAGGAAGAGGCAATAGCTGCTCGTGTAGGGTGGGAGCGTCAGCTGCCTATGCTAGGACAGCCTGAGCGTAACCGTAACTACAGCGAAGGCGACATTTGGGAAGCCTGGCAGCACATGATTTGCGCAGCATCAGAGCTAGCAGCTGCTCGAATGATGGGTATGGACAACTTCGAACCTCACGCCAATACCTTCAAAGAAGTCCTAGACATCCCTGGGTACGAAGTTCGTTACTCCTTTACTAAGACTCAGCCTAATTCTCCTAAGTGGTCGCTTCGCTTTAAGAAGGGTGTCGACGACCTCGATGAAATCTATATCCTAATCGTAGGTGGGCCAGAGGCTAAGACTCGCCGTAGCCCAGGCGACGGATACGCAACACCACCATTTCGCGCTATTGGCTGGATGTATGGGCATGAGATGGCCCAGATAAAGTACATGACTATGTACGGTAAAGATAATTACTCGGTTCCAGCCAGTGAACTTCATGACATGGCCTCCCTACCCGTGGTAGAAGCCGTACAATGAAAATTAAGGAATTCGACGGAGGCCTGACAGGCAACCAAGAAATAACAGTTGGTATTGACCAGTCATTAACAGGGTTTGCACTCTCAGCTGTCTCCGTCGAGTTCCCTCAACAACATATCACTTGGGTGTTTAGGTCCCAGTACAAAGGCGTACAACGTCTTATTGATATTCAGAACTTCTTATGGGACAAACTTTTCTTCCTTGACTCCAGAGGCAATACCTTTAAAGACGTAGCTATGGAGGGAACCGTCCTTGCATCTCACAGTGCCCTAGTACTGGGGGAGCTTGCAGCGACCGTTAAGCTATTCTTTTACGTGCACTTTGATGGCATAAATCATTTCTCCCCAGAGCCTGACCAGGTCTGCCGCACACCCCTACAGATTCCCCCGATGACTCTTAAGAAGTACGCTACGGGTAAAGGAACTGCTAAGAAGCAGGAAATGCTCCTACAGATTTACAAACGTTGGGGCGTAGAGTTTAACGATGACAACGCAGCCGATGCATACTCACTCGGCCGCCTATGCACTGACCTAATTAATGGTGCCGAAGGCGAGCTCTTCGACAAGATAAAAGATGGTGCTTACAGAGATTTAGTGGAGTAATACCCTTATCCTTATATGTAAGGATGGCGCACAACTCGAACACTAAGGACTACAAATGTCAGACGAACTCGTCGTCTCTGGTACCGAAGAACCGTTTCTTCGTGTCAGTGCCTCATCAAATCCCCAGTCGGTAGCATCCGCTATTGCTCACGCAATCTACGACAATCGCCAAGTTAAACTTCGCGCTGTAGGTGCTGGTGCCGTTAACCAGGCAGTAAAGGCTCTTGCCATTGCTCGTGGTTACGTAGCTCCTAAAGGTCTAGACCTTACCTGCAAGCCTGGTTTCACTACGATTGAATCTCGTGATGGTGAAATAAGTGCAATTGTGTTTGCCGTTTCTGCAAGCTAAAAAAGACCTATTATTAATAGGTAAGGAGTTCCAATGGCAACCAACTATAGCGTAGGACACGCAATGCGCCGTCGTAACGGCACCCCATCCAGTTCCCTAGAGGCAGCAGGTAAAGCAATGAACCGTATTCACCAGTCTTCGGACGAAGCTCACAAAGCAGCAGGTGATGCAGGTAGCCACCGCATCGCTATGGGAATGGACGCTTACACAGCGACCGCGGCCCCAGCACTTCAAGGAACTCTAATTCCTAAGAAGAGCACTCAGTCTGCTGACCCTACCGCAGGTGGTAAGGCTAACCGTCAGAACGTAGAGTACTTAGGAGCAAGCTACCGTGTTACTCCTAAGACCACTTATGTTCAGATAGACCCAGCAGCTGGTCCAACCATGGCAAATGCTCGTATGATTCCATCTGTCTCTGGTCGCTCAACTCCTAACTTCCAGTCTGGCATCGAGTCAGCTGGTCAGTAATGTTAGAGCAGAGAAGCTCTTTAAGCCCTCAGTTCGACATGCGTCCCGCAGTCGAAGAAGGACTGGCTAATTTTCAGAACCCTGGAGTTCAGCACAGGCTAGGACACTCTTCCTCAACTAATACCTCTGTAGGTCGTAGGACCTCCTGGACGACTGAGTCTCAGGGAAACATTGGTATTAACTCTCAAACCCTTGGAAGTACGCTTAAATTTGATGGCGGCTCTACTCCTCCTGGGTTCCAAAGACCGATGGGATAACCCAAGATGGCTGGCGTTACTCAGAATAATAGCCCAAACCAGAACTGGCAAGCACTTGGCGGTAATGGTTTTCAAGGCTATAACAACCAGGGTGGACAGGGAATGCCTGTCGCTCGTGGTGAGCTTGACGCTATCCGTATCGGTACAGGACGAGTTCCTTCAGCAGAATACCCAGATGGTTACCTAGGAACAATCCGCAGCCGTCGTGATGACCGCATCCTTGACTCAATCAAATCTCGAATTGGACAGAAGTCTTATCAGCGAGGTGTTCACAAGGGTGAGCGTATTGAGCCTTCCTCATACCACTGGAGCCCATCTTTCAACGACCAATCAGGTATCGCTCGCCAAATGAAGGCGAAGCAGGTACTTCTTAATGGTGTTTACGTCTGGCAGCTTCCCAGAGCAGCTCCTTTAACTTACTTAGTTCCTGCGCCGCACCTAGTTAACGACGGTAAAGCTAACACTGTTGCTAATCAACCCGCCACCCTAGACCGCGACCGTGCTGACCGCATGTCCTACTTGAAGCCAGTGTGGTCATAATGGGAACTAATTCTTTTGACGGTCGCTACGATTACACCAAGCCATGGGTAAACAACCCTTACAACAATGGGGAAGAAACCGCTGACCCTAAGTCTTGGACATACAACGGTCCTTGGTCATCCAACATGGAGAAGCTAACCCAGCAAGCTTTATTGGCAAATACAATGCCCGCATCACAACTGCAGGCCTTAGTACGTCCTCCTTTACCCCAAGTACACCTTTTCCCGCCTCGATTTGGGTTTGGTCCTCGGCCTCAGATTGAAATTGATGATGTAATTACCCTTGACAGAGTTTACACTGAACCTCGAGTTTCGTGGTACAGCGGCTCTCCTTCAGGGTATTCTGGTAGTAGTAGAAATAGCCTGGAAGGTATCTAATGAGTCTAGAAGAATTCGGTAAAGGTCACGGAGGCGCTGGAGGTACGCCTGTACCTGGAAATGCAGCCGCTGGAGATGGCTCAAAGCCCGCTCCCTTTTCTTTTGCACAGCCTAGTGCTGAACCTCGCGAGGAAAGTGACCAGGAAATTGTAGAGCGCCTAGCTAAGGGCGTATCCGCCAGTAAGGGGCCTACTAATCCATTTGGTGAAAAAGCAGTGTTCCTTGGTGGTACGGGCAAAAAAAGCGATGACCCGCTAACTCCTTTTAAAAATCTTGATGGCTCGTACATTGATAGGCGTACTGGCAAGTCTCTTCCAAAAGAGAAGTGGAAAGCTGAATGGGATGGCCTGAACGGCGCTACCGCATCCGCACCATCTCCTGGAACTCTTAGCAAAAAGACTGCCGACCAAGTAGCTACTGTTAGAGCCGTTAAGACTAATGCTGAAAAAGGTGAGTTTAAGCCTTCAATGCCTCTCCTACAAGTAGGTAAAAACATTGCGGACGCTATCAATAAACTTCACGCTTTTGGAACAAAAATACCTACAACTTTCCACGACTACTATGGAAACCAGACTTCCGACCACGTCAGGGCAGGATTTGCAGCACTTGATGAGGCTAAAGCCCATCTAGCAACCGCTCAAAGTAACATCACCCACAGCCCAGGTATGGCAGGTAACAATACATTTGATGCGTCTATGTCCCTTCACAAAGCCCTAGGACACTTCACCCAACCTGCAATTTACCGTAGGCACGGTATGCTTCCAGAGGGCGTTACTCACGACACCACTGAAGGACTAGTAAGTGCAGCAGCTGAGCACTCTTACGGAATGAATGCTGCTAAGCCGTCCTTAATGCACCGCATAGGCGGAAAAGATGTTGACATATTAGACCCTAAGCAGGGTCCAAAAGTTATTGAGTATATGAAAAACGCCACTCCTGAAGAACAAGAGATTTTTAAGAAGAAGATTATGGGCTACAAGCCTTCAACTACCAAACCAGCTGCCAAGGACCCAGAGTTTGCAAAGAAGACCGCTGAAAGAGCAGAAGAGCAAGCATCTATCGAAGAAGTAAACAAGGGCCGTAAGGGTAACGTTGGCAGTGTTGTAGACGTACGTCA